TGGTGGGTTATCAGCAATAAACTTTACTTCGAAAAAACCGTACATTCTCTGTTGGTCTAATCCGAAACTATCGTCAGCTACAACTAACCAACGTTTTTCAGGAAACCTCATATCATAAATAAAGAAGTATTCATCACTTCTAAAAAGATTGAATATCTCATCCCTTTCAATTCCATAAGTTTCTGTACTTTGAGCTTTCAAATAAAAAACCCCAATGAGTTCACGAGGGGCAATATCAGCAACTTGTCCTATAGCTCCAGGTCTTCCTATAACCTGCTCTCGAGGACGATTATATTGAGGAGATGAGACGCGAAAATCACGTGTTATAATTCCTACATCACTTAACAACGTCTTTTCACCACTGAAGCGTTCAATTAAAACGCACATTACACATCATCCTTTTAAATAAGACTTGATTTTAATATTACTAGTTTGCATACTATCTATAATTGGCCCAACTGCTCGAGCTATTTCATAACCATCTATATTTAACACGTTTTCAATGGAAACATTTCCTTGTGGAGTTGCGGTAGATGAATTCGCGTTTCTTGCAGCACGATCAACATAACGTTTCGACAAATCATTTGGGATGATTTGTGTACCACGTGGTAAATTCATAATCTCGTCACCACGTTCATTAACGCGTGTTAGCCCTCCTGCAAAGAATGGTGTTCCGTTTGCATTTCCAGGTAATTGTACCCTTCCGCCAGTTGCAGCGCTAACAGTACTAACCACCATTTGTTTAGCCACAGGATTCCATCCGTCCCACCAGCGTTTTACTTTATCCCAACGAGTCAAGATATTTCCTGTGCTTGTGTCCACCTGGCTCTCTAAATCTTTATAAGAGCTTTTTAAACGGTCGACACCTTGACTCTTGATTTCATTAGCTTTATCAACTACTCCATCTCGTTGTCTTTTTGCATCAGAAATCATTTTATCCGCCTGTTCACCTGAAATAACGCCCATTTCATCACGCATTTTAGTAACGATACGGACTTTGTCGTTATATTCAGATTGAGCTTTTTTTACAGTTTCAGAACGTTGCTTCTCCATCTTTTGAATTGCATCAGAAGCCATTTCAGCATTCATGCGTCCTTTTGAATCTTTTAGATTCTGTAGTATTACTTCTTGCTCTGTTTTGTTAGCAGAAAGAGATTTAACAGCTTCACTTTGATAGTTACTTTGCAACTGCATCAGCTGATTATATTCATCAGTAGTTAATGCTCGTTTTTGTTCTTTAGCAGTATTCAAAATTCCCATGATTTGATTTTGAGTGTCTTGGGCTTTTTGTTTTTGTTGGTCATAGTAACCATTCATTTTTTCAAGGATACTAGCTTTTTCCTGATCTGTTATTGCGCTCATTGAGCTAAACATTTCTGTTGTTTTTGTGACAGCGTCATTCTTTTGTTTATCATATCCTGCAATAATTTGATTTTTCATTTCATCGAATTGACCTACAATTTTAGGCATGTTTTCTTCGTTAATAGCTGTTTGTGTAGCATACATATTAGTTAATTCAGTACCTGTTTTTTGAGATAGTTCCATAAAAGCGCCTACTGCTTTTTGTGTGCCTTTAGATATCTTATCTACACTCTGAACAGTGCCATCAGCAGCTAAATTCACACGATCTTTGAATAAATCGACAGCTGGAACAGCTTCCTGAGTCATAGCTTTATAGATTCCATATCCAGCAGCACCGATAGCAGCAGCACCAATTAACCAAGGAGCAGCAGCAATAACCGCACCACCAAGAGCAGTACCTAATCCACCCATTCCTAAAGCTGCAGCACCAGAAGCACCTTGAATAGCAGTAGTTGCAGCAGCGCCAGCACGAGCAGCAGTTGTAAAACTGCCTATCTTTCCAACTAAACCACCAATAATTCCACCCATTCTTCCTAAGATAGAAAGAGCAGGACCAGCAGCTAAAGCAATACCACCAATTGCTATTACTGTCTTTTGAGCTTCAGGAGATAAGCCGGCAAACCATTCAGTTACAGTTTTAACAGCAGCAGAAACTTTAGGAAGAACCTCCATAGCGATATCCAACAGCATTTTCCCGAGTGGTTCTAATGCTAGTTGCGCTTCACGTAATGTCTTTTGCCACTTTTGAGAGAATGTTTCTTCTTGCGCTTTTCTTAGTTTGTCCATAGCGCCTTTAGTTTCACCTAAACCGCCACTTACATCAGTCAGGCTATATACAGCTTGGTTTCCCATATCCTCGAATTTTACACCGAAAATAGAAACACCTAACTGAGTAGCCTCTACTTGATTCTCCATACCCTTCAAGTCGCCAATAACCGCCTTGAATACATCGGCAGCAGTTGCTTTTCCTTCATTGAACGATTTCCAAATATCCTGAGTTTTTTTAGGTAACTTCCCAAAGGCTTCTTCAACGCCTTTAGAACCATCTTGCACACGAATACCGAACTCTTTAACAAGATCATTAATGTAATCGAGATTGTACGATCCATTAGCGGTACCATTAGCGAGTATGGTGAACATTTCATCAGCAGAGAATCCGGCCTGTCTAAATAACGGTGCGTATTCGGAAAGGTTATCGAATAATTCATCTGAGTAATTCAAACCAGCTTGAGCTCCAGCCGCTAGCAAATCAAATGTTTCCTCAGTAGTTAAACCGAATTCTCCCATTAATTGCCCAGCGCCGCGAGTAGCTTCATTCAAATCTACATCAAATGTTTTAGCTAAAGCTAAGGTGTTCTTTGTCGCTAATTCTAATTCCTCATGAGGAACATCACGCATATTCTGATAAACCTTTTCTAACCCTCTTGTCGCTTCTTCGGTACTCTCACCGAAACCATCTTTCCAAACCTTTTTAACAATGTTATTAAGGTTCTCGGCGCCTTTTTCAGTCACACCTAAAGCTGCTTGTATTTGTCCTTGTGATTTATCAAAATCCATTGCAGTCTTGAAACCTAAAGCAGATACGGCAGCTAAGGGAGTAGTAACACCGACTGTTAATTTGTCGCCAATAGCACCAATCTTACTGAAGGCTTGTTCTACTTTACTTCCTGTTTGTTCTGCTGTTTGTTGGAAACTTCTTAACTGCGTCTCGGCCTGTCCGTTATTTACGGTTATATCTACACCAATTTGTTCATGACCAGCCATTATAAACTCACCTGCCCGCCGAACTGAGCAAATAACTTATCTTTATCTGCCGCTTGTTTGATTACTTTAAGTTGTGATTTTCTATTTTCAAATGGGAACTCTTTGAATGGTTTTTTACCACGATTCATGTTGTACATTGCATTCGTTACAACCGCTCTCATTCGTAACATATCGTTTTCTTTTTTCTGCAGATCATAAATGACAAGAGTGAAGAACTCTCTTTCGGTCATATTCCAAAACACTTCTGGTTCTATGCCGAATTCGAGAATGGCCATTGAAAAATCACGCTCGTCATTATCTACTTTTTTTCGGTGTCTTCTTCGCTTTCTGAGGACTTATAAACTTCAATAAGTCTTTTGTATTCTTTAAACTGTTCTTCATTCATAAAAGCAGCAGAAAGAGCTTCTAACACTGATTCAAAAAGCTTGATGATTCCACATTCTTCATCATTTACCGCTTCTTCAATAATGTCACAAGCTCTTTCTTTTGATACCTTTTGCCCACCGCCGCGTAATAAAGCCCAAACAACTGCTGCGAATTGATACTCATCAACTACATTCCCATTCACACACATCATGGAGTAGTATCTTTGCACATTCATACTGTATTCTTTTTCTAACTGCAATCGCATGTATCGAGATAGTCGCAAATTATAAATATCCCCATCTACTATTAATTGAGTAGATGGGATGAATTTTGGGTTACTCATGATTAAGCTCCAGTAGGTGGAGTATAAGTACGGCTAACTTGTGGGCCTGTACCTTGTAAAGTTAGAGAATACCCTGCCAAATCATCAATTGGAGCTTCTTCGCTCAGTTCAGTAGGGATAGCGATACCGATTTTCTCTTTCATGCGACCTAAATCTAATTCGGATACACCAACAGGCGTTCCATTTTCATATGCGGCTTCTAGAATGTCATATGCAGCGTCACTAGCTGGTAAAGCTCCAGATACATCAACACTCCACTCTTTTTGCCCTTGAATGTACTCTTTGTAATCGTTGTATTCTTTAGGCTTCCAATCAGTAACGCCCATTTTATTCATGATTTCTTCCATGTTTTGAATTCCACCGGTTTTAGTAGAAACGTCAATTGTGTCCGCAGTACGGTTCATTGTGTGTTCTTTTTGACCACCAATTGCTAAAACTTTACCAGTGTTTAAATCAAAAATGCGAACAATCTTCTTAACCCCTAAGTAAGAGGCGATTTTTACTTTTAATTCTTCTGCCAAGTCACTTCACTCCTTCAAGATAGAATTGATATGTTAAACGAACTGTTCTAAATCCACTCTCTGGATCTCGTATAACGCCAGAATCATCTGTTTTCTGGTTCGAGCATGTTAAGTTATTAGAAAGGATTAAATCCTCTTCTAGAGCTTGTATAATCTTTGCTCTGATATCGTACAAACGCCCATTTGTTGGTTGTTCATCGACGATATAAAAAACGACAAGAGGTTTATCACCAAATGTCGTTTTAGATGCATTATTTTCAATTGTAGGTATTTCGAAGGTTACGAAAGGAAACTCAATATCTCCCTCTTCATCCTCGTTATAATCAAATGAAGCTTCCACTCCATGTTGTTTTAATCGTTGAACTAAAGCAATATGGAGAGGTGTAAGCGTATCTCTAGTGTTAGCCATCGTATCTCAACGCCTTTCCTATTTCTCTTGCAAATTCATTTTTACCCTTTGTTACTGCTCTTGTGAAGAAATAACTACCAGGGATAAATCTCGTTCTTTTCACACGTTTAAATGATTTAGAACGTTTGTCATAAAATATCTGTCCAGCTTTAACCATATGACCATAGTTAACATGGACTGTATACTCAGCTAATGATTGAACGCTACCTCTAATTGTGCCACCTGATGAAACGGTGGGCTTCTTTTCGATTTTACGTCTCATATCACCGGTATCAACATTCGCTTCTGCTTTCGCTTGTGATTGAATGTCTGCAGTTGTATTGTCAACGGTATCTTTTACACGTTGTTTCATTTGGTTATTGTATCTACCAATACTTGCTGCAAGTTGTCCAAATCCACTAACATCAATTCGAATTGACATTTTGACCAACAACCTTTTTACAAATGTATAAAAATACTTTCTTGTAATCTCTTTTTTCGAGTATCTCATACTTTTGATTCTCTACTTTGAGAATACGAGCGTTAAATGACTGCGGATCTCTACACAATACTTTTACATTGGTCTTTGTATAAGAAGCTCCATATACTTGAGTCTCCTGTAAAGAAAATGGTGTTAACAAACTATCGAATATACCGATAGGCTTTTCAACCGGTATCTTATCATTCATTTCATTTGTTACATACTCAATAGCGAGGTATTCAACTTTTTCATCATATCTCAAAAGAACCTCACTCCACTTCGACCAGCACCAGTTGCATCTTCAGTCCCTTGTGTTAATCCTTTTTTAAAGTTCTCTAATTGCTCTGTATACGGTTCTAGTAAGTTGGTAATATAAGAAGTTGAAATAACGTCTACCGCTTCACTAGAAGCGCCCTCAGAACCCCTACGGTTATAAGCAGAAATAACCACTTCAACTGCAATTGATTCTAGAACTTTAGGGAATGTAATTACCCCTACACGCAACGAGATAACGTCACGTATAGAGGTAATCAATTCATTTAATAAATCATCCTGGGCAGTATCTGTAATCCCTAAACGAATCTTAATTCGCTGTAACATGATTAAATATAAGTAACGTCTTTAAACTCTGCAAACGTAAGCAGATATTTATACGTTTCTTCATTTTCTGTTACGAATACACCATTTTCATCAGCCCAAAGACCTCCGAAATAGTTTGTAGCAACATAGGTGAATGGTTTAGGCGCAATCACCTTATATACTGTAGGTTCTGTAGTTTTTTTAGCTGCCATTTATATTCCTCCTTTATTAGCCTTGTGTTGCAGGAGCTTCAGGTTCAACAATACCTGTGATACCGCTAATAACGGCCCCAGCATAGCTATTTTTAAGTTCTAGTGAATATTCACCGACAATCATTTGTTTCTCAGAGTCACCGTTTTTAGCAAGTTTCTCAGCAGCCATTTTACGTAATGGGCGAAGTTTAACTTGGTTTAAATCAACAATCGTTAAAGCTCCATCAGGCATATGACGGTTTAATACGATGTTTCCGCGTCCATAACGAGTATGAATTACATCAGCAGTTAAACCAATGATATTTCCGCCACCTTGAATAGCAGGAATCATTACACCTTTTTCTACTTTGAACAACTTATCAATGAACTCAGCTACTTGAGAGCCGCATTGTACTAACTTGTCGCCGCCAGCACCCTTTTCCCAGCATAAACGGAAAGCTTTAACTAAATCTTCAGCAGAAAGTTTACCACCAGTAGGAGCGAATTTGTTTTTCGAATTAATTAAGTTGATAAGTCCGTTCATTTGTCGAGGCGTTGCACCAGATTCATCTGCTTTTGTACCTTGAAGAACGTACCATTCTAAATCGACTTTCGTTTCGATCATACGGTCATTAATTTCTTGAGCCATTTCTCCACCCGGAACACCAGGAACTTTAACTGCTTGCAATGAACCAGATACTTCAGCAGTACGTTGGAAAATTTGTTGATTGTTTTTGATTAGTTCACGAGTCGTTTTATTCGGATCAATCGCATTAGCACCTTCTAATTGAGGTCCTTTGCGGTTTGCATCAAGAGCAGCTTCTCTCCAAGAAACTTCTGTGCTTGTTGAATCAGCAGTTAAACCATTTTGTAATAGTAATGTTGTAAATGGTGTATCCATTGGCGAAGCATATGCAATAGCTTCAGATAGGTCAATCTTCTCTACGGAAAGTAAATCAGCAGTTTTTTTCATTTATTATCGTCTCCTTATTGTTTGGATAATTGATTTTGGATAATTGCTAGGCTACTTTTATTACCTGTTTCATTTGTAGTAGGTAATTTTAAATCAGCACCCTTTGCATAATTGTTAGCAAAACGTTCATCAACACTCTTTTGTACACGCTCTGCAACTAATGATTCAGCATATTCGTTGAACTTAGTAACCTTTTTAAGCGTGTTATCTAATGAAGTCGGATCAACGCAGAAGGTAAGAGCGAAATCAGCATCAATACCTAATTTATCTGCTTGTTTTGCAACTTCTGTTTCGATTGTTTTACGAGTATTCTCAGCTTTTATCTTTGCAATTTCAGCTTTCATACCTTCTAATTCAATTTGTTCTGGTGTCTTTTCTGTACGCTTAGCAATCTCACTTTGAAGAATGTCAGGTAGTTTGTTAGTTTTGAATGACTCGACACCTTTAGATACAGCGCTATCGATACGAGACTGAATAACCTTCTGCGCATCAACATTTGTATCTAAGAAGTTTTGAAAATGATCTAACGTGAATGTTGGAGTTTGTTCCCCACCGAGTTCTTCGCCCCCACCAGGATTTTCTTCTCCACCTTCAGAAAAGAATTGTAAATTTAACTTCAATCTATATTGTGTTTCCTGTTCTTTCTTAAACATGTGTATTTCCTCCTATCGCCCCATTGAGTGCAAGCCCCAATAGTTCGGTATTAGTAGCGGCAGTTTAATGTCTTAACGCATTTGGACAATAAAAAAACAACCTTATTAGGCTGCTTTAACATACGTATCTTCCCACTTCTTATAAGTCATATTAGAAACACGCTCATATCCTCTATTTAGATTCATAGCACGGTATTCAATAACAGAAGTAGCACTAATTGTAGTTGTTCTGCAATGCGGATGAAACGGCGGGTAGTTCTTACCAACAACCGCCTTATCGAGATCATACACTTTACCATCTTGCTCTTGGCATATCTTAGATGTTCTTCTATCCAATGTAGATAAAACACGGTATTGCTTAATGCCATCACGTTTATAAGCATCTTGTGTAGCATGTTCAGTGATAAATGCACTCTCTGTTCTTGCTAAACGTTCTGCTTCGTGCCATTTAACATCAAAATTATTACGAAGTTGTTTGGTTACTTCCTTATAACTTGTGCCAGTAGAAAGCATTTTAGGGAGTTCATCTTGTAGATATAAAGTTAGTTTCTTTGTATCAGTCCATACTCTGTCAGAGAAGTTTTGATTCTTTACCCATTTCTTATATAACGTAGCTCGCAATACTTCTTCACTAACAGCATGATAAGTACCAGTCATTCCGTAATACATAGCATTGTCGTACAGGTTACGATAATATGTTTCCTGATAAGTAAGAGATAGTTTGTCTTTTAGTATTTCTTCTTCCATAGCTCCCATTTCATAGAGCTTGTACATGATATTAACCATAAGGCCATCTAATCTTTGTAACTTATAGAAGCTATAGCGTATCTCTGTAAAGTTATTAAGCTGCGGATATCTTACAATAAGCTCCTGATAGTTAGAATATAAGTCTTTCCTTTCACTTACACTCATTTCTTGCATCAGCTTATAATACTCGATTACGTTGTTCTTACCGTATTTATCGTAGTAGTCCTGGATAAGTAATTCTATTTCGCTTAACTTATCTTGAAAGAATGCCTGATACAGTAATAAACCGTCATCAGCGTGTTTGTCCGCTACCTTTATTATCTGTTGCTTTCTCTTCGTCCAGTACTTTTCCTGTTGGCTCTGCGTCATTTGGGTTCACCTGCCCGAAATCACCGAAACTGTTCATTTCGTTCATCTTCTCTTCGCGCTCTCTCTGTTTCTGTTCCATTTCTGCATCTACATCATCGATAGCAGGGATCATACCAAGTACAGTACGTTCAGATAAGATTGTTGTTAGTTTCGTTAATGTATCAGCTAAGTAACCTAAATCAACTGGTAGTGTACGAGTAAAGTCAGCATAAATGTTTGAACTTACAATGCTATTCATACCTTGTTTGATACGCATATAAGCAACAATACCTTCAAACATGTCTCGTAATCCTTTTTCGAACCATGATTCAGTTAGGTTTGCTTTAAACTCCAGAGCAATCAGTTTCCATTTACGAGCTTCACCAGATTCATTACCACCCGCGAAAGCCTCATCGTTTACGTCAACTGATTTAGAGAAACGGAATATGTTCTTTTCAAGCAATCCCACAAAGTACTCAAAGAATTCTTTAGGCATCATCTTAGTTAAGAACTCCGCTTTCCCTTCAGGATTACGGATGTTTAGTATTCCTGTTTCTTTTTTAAATAGCTCTTTAGCTTCGTCTGGTTCAACATCAACACCGGTAATAAGCATATAAGCTAGACGGAACTGTTCAACTTCATCAGCACCGGAAGAAATCATTCTATCGTAAGCGTCGTTCAAATCTTCAACGGTTTCAAAGTCGCTGTGCATTTCTTGGTTGTTTCTGAATTCGAATACAGGGACAACACCAAGTAAATTACTTATGCCACCAGCGATATCAAATTCTATCATTCCGTTCACTTCACTTGCTGCAGAATGATATTCAAGGATTAAATCCTTTGTATAGAGTGTAAGTATCTGTGTATGTCCTTTGTCTGTATAATCCTCAGATAAGACAATAGCAGCTTCTTTGTGACCTAATACATAAGCATCCCAAGAGTTAATATTCTTTAAACTAGCAACAGTTTCTACTACACTCGGAATCAATTGTGTCTGTATGTCTAATAAACGATAAGAGACACCGCATGCAGCTTGCTGAGTACCTGTTTCAATATCCTTTAGGAAGATATCTTGATTGTATAGGTAATCTTTCACCCATTCTCTTTCATTTTCATTCACTTGCTCTTCGATCTGATAAGAAATAGGGTTACCAAATACATATCCAACCTTCTGATCTACAATTAAGTTAAAGAAACTATTGTGTATTTTGTTCCAAACCTTAATTAAATCACTATCAGGCTTTTCTCTGTTATCAATAGCATTCTTTTCAGTCGTATATTGTTTGTATTTGCGTAATCTTTCGTTTCTGATATCGATAAAGTCCTTAATGAACTCATTTGGATCAAACGCATTGTTTCTTATCTTATACAAATGCTTCTTTTCTTGCATTGTAGTAAGTTTAATTCCGTTGTTGTTTGCATATAACTCACTTCGCAATCCCTCACCTCCTAAATATTAAGTACTTTAACGCCTGATTTAACTAGGAATCTTTCTAATGAGTAACGCCACGCATCCATAAGATGGTTAAAATCATCAATAGGAGTATTAAGACGTTTCCCTGTCTTTTTATCAGTGTCATAGATGTAATTGTTTATTTCTTTTATAAACTCTACACAAGAAGGATGTATTACGATTTTGAACCCTTGAATGAACTGAATACCATTGTTAATGGAGTCTTTACCTTTGCGAGCTCCTTCAATTCTTCTAATCCCAAGTGATTCAAGTTCATCTATACTCTTCGGCTCGGCTGAATCAGCAGTAATTCGTTCTTTCATGTATCCTTTTTTCTCAATCATTGCAGCTATCTTCTTATTACTCATACCTTTTTGACTGTGTTCGTCGAATACATATATAGTTTCATTCTTTAAATCAACCAAAGAAGCAGTTAATGCAGTTGGATCGTTTGTATAACCGAAGTCGAGACCAAAAGCACTTTGTACATCTTTTCTTTGTCTTATTTCATCAATATCAAAGTCTCGTACCTGAAAGTTTTCATATACAAGACCATCAGCAACGCCCCATTCGCCATCACAAACGATTCTGGCACGTCTAGGATTCTTAATATAAAGACTTTCGTAACGTGATCTATCCTGTTCATCCAACCACTCATTACATTTATAAGTAGTAGTAATAGCGAATGTATCATAAGCTTGTGTAGCTTCATCGAAGAAATAAGATTTAAGCCAATGATTTTCACTCCACGGGTTAAATGTAACTGTAATCTGTTTAAAGAAGTCAGGAGCATCAAAAGAACCACGAATAGATTCAACAACAGTTTCAAACTTATGCTGATCTTCTATTTCGTAAGCTTCCTCAAACCATGCCCAACACAAATTACCCACATCAACAGTAATAGACGTTATTTTCAGCGGATCATCAAGACCGCGAAATAATATCTTCTGTCCAGTAGGTTTATAAGTTATTTCCGGCATAGATTCATTAAACTTAAATTGGTCTTTTACTCCCAATCGATTAATGGCCCATTTTAAATCAGTGTAACAAGATTGTTTTAATGTATTAGAGTATCTACGAACAACTAATAAGTTAGCCCAGGGATATTGCATGATTCGTTTAACAAAGTTTAATACAGTCGTTTTAGACTTCTTAGAACCACGCGAACCTTTGCAAACTCTATAGAAGTTCTTACAGTGCCAAAAGCGATTATATCCACCGCCAATAAGCTCTTTAGTACTAATAACGTTATACATCTTCATCATCCTGTGGCACATCATCAATAATCTGTACTCTCAATACTTCTTTATCTTCTTTGTTTATATCAGCCTTTAACTTATCTATTTGAGCATTCATCAGATTCAATTTAGCGCGTCTTTCATCATCTATATTAGCTAACTTATCAAAATCTCTAATAAGAGAAGACAGCGTGCTCATAGCCCTTGATTGCGCATTTAGGAATGTAGCATGTTTGTCCCAAGCAAATTGTATTTCGTATTCGATTTCATCACTCGACTCAGAAGACTTTTCTTTCTTAACCTCTTTCGTTATATCTTCCTGATCTTTTACAAACATCAATCGTTGCGCCCTAATAATAGCCGTATATTGAATCGTTATGTTTTCCCATAACATATCAATTGGATTCTTCTCCATGATCTCAGCAGCTAAATCAGCTACATCTTCAGGGAAGTGTTTACGGAAGAATCCATGCGTTACAGCATTGTCATTTTGCAAAGGAGCGCCATGACCGACAGCGTTTTTATTACCATACTTAGGATTCTTATTACCTGAATTGCCAACGGCATTTTTGTTACCAAAAGGAGCACCTGATTTAGTAGCGTTACTTTTATCATTGGTAACGTTACTATTTAATTTTTGTTCCCATCCATCTTGATTCTTCCACTTCCTAATTTGAGAATCACTTATACCTAATTCAGCAGCAATGTCTTTCAATTTCATTTCACCGCTACTATCTTTCCATAATTCAAATGCTTTATCTCTATCCGGGCTTCGTTGTCTAGCCACGACCACCACCTCATTTTAATCAAAGAGTCTTATTTTTTAAAAAATCAGTAACGCAAACTAATTTATACAGGGAAATGAATTTAATATACTAATAGCTTCATATCTTGTTTACATAACCATTCTTATAGGAAGTTGTTTAAAGTTGATATAATGGGAAATCATTGAAAACACTCACTTCCTATAACATATCATTCCATTTCTTTATGCAAGATTTTATACATAGCGTAGCTTAGCGGGTTTTCAGCGCCTAATCACCGTTATTTCCTGCATAAACTTCACTTTGTTAACTATCTCTATTTTCGTTCGTTGTGTTCGTTTGTTTTGTTACATATCGATAATACATACGAAAGATGATTATCCATATTAGAATCCCGACGAAGTCTACCCAATCCACTTCCTCACTCCTTATCTTTCCTTAACAACAAACAAGACGCCACCTAGATCACGGCAGCGCCTACGATAATTGCTATTGGTTTAATCATTTAATTCGTTTGCCATGTCTTTATTAAAAAAATCAATATGATCTTTAACTTCTGGAATCTGTATCAATGCGCCTACACTAGCAATAGCATCTCCTAATTCTTCAAATGCTTTCGTACATCCTTCGACAGCCTTCTTTAATCGTTCAAGCTTTACTTCTGCTTCATCAGTATCAACAGATACTCCAATTTCTAATTTATTTCTAGGTTCTTTTACTTCCTCCATCATTCATCCTCCTAACCAAATGTCCATTTTGTTCAACTTCACGTTTAATGTGTAATTTCTATATAACAAAGAAAAAAGCACCCGTTATGGATGCTTAATCATATATTCGTTCAACTATCACAGTTAACTCAGGTTCTTCATGACTTGCGTATTGAATGTATTCAAATTGATAATCAGTTACTTTGTGATTTACATTATTCAATTTCACTACACTCGAAACTTGAAGCGCTGCAATTAATCCTGCAATATCTTTATTAACTGTAGCGAATACTTTATCACCAAAATCATTTTTAAAGTATACATTCATAATATCCCTCCTCTCCTACTCTATCTATTCGACAGAATAAGAGAATATCCTACAAAACGAAAAGCCATCACCGAAGTGACAGCTTTCAAGGGGATGGGAGAAAAGAGAGAAAACAAATGGCAAAAGTTTCTCTTAGATCAAGGCTGAACACTCTCAAC